GGACATCGACGTGAACCGAGTGCTGCTGTCCATCGGCAATCATGACGTGTTGTCCGGCGTGCATCAGGCCGTTTTCTACGTTGGCCTCCCACTGATCGTGAGTCGGGAACGCCTGCTGCGGGAAGTAGCGGTCTAAATTCTCGGGTCCGGCAATGGAAATCACCTCGTCCCTGATCCAGTTGTACTTGCCGGTCTCCGGCAGCATCCCCAGGTACGGGAGCATCTGCTGCGAGCGCATCTGTCGCATCTGCGGGCTTCCGTAACCGGCGGTTCTGGTGGCCCGGACAAAGTCGTAATTACGCATCGCGATCATCGGGACGCCGCGATTCAGGCAGCATTTCTGAAACCGTTTGGCTTCCTTGTCCCACGTGTTGGGATCGGACGCGCGGCGATACATCTGCTCGTAGAGATGGTCTAAATCCAGAAAGTGCAGGATCATCTGCCCTTCTGATATTTGCGTCGTAGTAATGATATCCTGCTGGACTTGGGTGGCGGTCGGCCGCGATTGCTGCGCCCCGTAACCCACGCCTTTTCGGAAGGTGCCGAGGTTGGCGCTTAGGTGCGAGCTGAGTTCCCGGTCTAATGTGATGGCGTCGGACAGGAATCCGACCACGCGGTTCTGAACCAGTTGCACGTCGGGCGGCAGGATGTTGACCGGCCCATACTGCATCAGCATCAGTTCATCTCGGGCTTTTGAGGTCTGGGCTTGCAGGTTTATCGCTGTCCCGGCGATCCCCATGTCAAAAAGATGACATTTGAGGCGGTTGGTACATTCGAGATGCTGGTACTGCAGTCGGCCAAGACCCCGAATGGAATGGTAATCCCCATTTCCAACGTCGGATCGGAATATCGACAGTACATCCCCGGTATTGTGATAACGATCGACCCGCCTGAAGAGAAAGTCTGGCAGGAGTGCATTTTCAGCCAGGATGTAATGGGACAGCTTCCCTGAGTATTCCTTGATAAAAAGGTGGTAGACCATCAGGGATTCGCTGGCCACCAAGGTCATGTAGATGTCGTTGTTCTTGAACGCAGTTTGCCATTGTTCCCAGTTGCGCCCGTCCCAAGTGATCCGGCCACCAAAAATATCCTTGCTTGCCAGCATCACCGCGTCTCTGGTTTGGTCTATGTTCCAACCCACGGACTCGGAATACTCGGCGTTCTCGGGCATCACCCGGAACCAGAGATCCATGGCCTGCATCTCGGTGCGAATAGCCCAGTAAGGCCATTCGGATGGAATCGCCGCCCCATGCTCCGGGACAAGGAGGTCTCGGTGTCGGAGCGCCTTGAACCGCCAATCGCAGGCATCAGCTAGCAGAACGGGTCCGATGCCGAACTTAACCAGCTCGTTCTGCGCTTTCTGCATCTCGAAGCTGAAATTGGGCCAGCGTTTGATCATCCTGGTGAACTCCTCGGTGATGGTGCTAGACCAGAGTTCACGGTTGGGGCCTGTCTCGGCGGTGCGGATATCTGCGAAGTGCGGAACGCTGCCAATCAGAGCAAAATACGGAGTCTTGACGCTCTGGATGTTGGAGTGCGCCTCCATAAAATTTAAATTGGTTCTCCAACCTTGTCCTAAAGAACGCAGTTTTACCGGATCATATGGCTGATTTCCGTCTATCATGCCCTGAACTTTGGCGCGTTCACGCGCTCTCAGCCGGTCGTTGTCCAGCATCTTCAGGCAGATTTGCCTGGCCGAGAAGCAGTCTTTGACCCGCGTCTCGGGAATGTGCATGTGGGTTTTCCCGGTCAACGGGTCACGGGTTTCCAGACTGTCCAGTAAAATGCTTTCCCAACTCATAGACTTACCTCGACGGCGGTAATGCTCCTATGTGGAGCATCGGAAGAAACAACCAGATCAGACTGATGACGATCACTACCACGCACACCACCATAACGACTTTCATGATGGGCGGCGGGGCAAACTGCGAGCAGACCCAGTATAATAGGCATACAATCACCACCAACACCAGCCACTGAATCAAGAGGATCATTTTTTATGACTCCTTAAGGTAGCCAGCTCGCGTCTAATCCAGCAGAATTCCGGGTACGGGCTGGTTGTTTTGGTTCCACGGTTAATGGACTCGATCGGCGTCCAGACCTTTACCTGCAGGCTGCATTTGCAGACCGAGCAGGCTCTCAAAAACGGATCGGAAGTTGTTTTGCGGCCTCCGGTAAATTTAGACGCCAGGTTCTGCAGGTGGCCACAGGCTCCGCACAAGCTGCCGATCTGCACGTTGAAATAACACCGGCTGCAGATGTCGGCCCTGGTATTGGCCAGATTCTGGTCTACCGGAGCGAACCCTTTAGTGGCCCAGTCCACGATAGTCTGGGTTCCCTGCACAACTTCGTCCCAGCCAATGCGGGAAAAAACGTTCCGCACCTGACCGGGAACGGACTGCTTGCAGAATCCGGCCGGAAGCTGCTGGCAAAGCTGGTCTTCGACCTCGGCTTCCCAGAAGGTGCCTAACGGCAGGTTGTTGGCTTTCCGGTGTTCCTTGACGTTCTCAAAGAGATTGTGGTAGTCCGGGGCGCGGATCGTGGTGCGGGTCTCTGCCTGAGTATATCTGAAGCCGTCCGGGGGAACCGTGTTCTGTTCAATGAGTTTCTGCATCTGGTCTTGGGTCACGGTGTCTGAACTGCAGCGACAGAAACTTTCCGTGGACGCTTTCCTTGATGTACCCGTTTATCCAATAGGGAACCCCTCCGATATCGCATTTGCCTTTGTAATCGGCGTATCTTTTATGTTCCGGGTTATTTGGGTCTTTCTTATCGTTCCTGGAAAGCAAACCGCTGTTCGGGAATTCGTCTTTCTTGCGTTCCTTTTCGTGCTGCGCCCTAGTAGTCATAGTCCATTGATCCTTGGGTTGCGAAGCTGTCCTCGCCGGCCACCACCAAGTCGTACTCTTCCTGATCTTTCTTGCCCCATTTCTTGACCTTGATCAGCGCAGGGTTACCGGCTACGGCGCCCATGCGTCTGGCCAGCTCGACACAAAAACTCACGGCATCGCCATAGTCCGGGCTGCGCCGGAAATGGCTTTTCATTTCCTTCTTGGTTTCCAGCCTTACTTTGTGGTTCTGGATGTCCCACCGTCTAACGTAAAACTCTCGCAAGGCGTCGTCGGGGAATCCCCGGAGACAACCGTGAATGGCAAACTCACGCACGGCAAACCACAGCTCGGTGACCACACGGTCATACTCGTCGTGGCATGATTTTGGATTGGAGTGGGATATCGGGCGAGTGCTGACCATGCCTGCTTCCTCGATCCCGACCACGGCCCCCCATTCACGTCGGAAGATTGCCAGTAGACCACCTCCCTCCCCGGAAGAGCCGAGAGCGAAGTTTTCAGGTGGAATTTCCAGCATCTCGCAGAGGTCGATGCACTGCTGAACAATTTGATAGTGTATTTCATGGTCGTCCCGGATCGATATTTTTAATTCCACCGGCTTCATGAATTCAATCTGCCAGCGTTCATTTTCGTCCGGTCCTAGACGGCCCATCCTGAAACCCTGAAATACTTTACGGTCGCCGCCCTCGTAGGAAGGATCAAAAGCGGCGTAGGTCTTGAACTTGGTGTACCACGTGGCGGCTTCCCGGCAGCGGTTGTTGATGACGATGCGTTCGTCTAACACCGTGCGTTTCAACGAGATGGGCGGCCAGAAACCTATCGATTGCGACCAGAATCGCGGGTCTTCGTCCGTTTTGTAATAATCCAACGCGCTCTGGATCTGGTCCTGGTTGATCAGGAAAGGGAACTTCTCCTTCCCGTCCGGCTCGGTGATAGCCGGAGATTTGCGACCATCGAAGAAAACGCAGACGCCGTTGCCTCGGGCCATCGCGCCTTGTGTTTCCCATTCGCGGTCTATTTCCGGGTCTATTTCCTGCCATCCCCCCAGAGGTTCCGAGAACCGGCCATGCGGATCTTCGCGTGATTCAGCGTTGCCCATCATCAACGCCTTGAACTCCGGGTTCTTCGAAAGGTTGTCGCAGGCACCAAATATTGCTTCTCGCACTCCTGGCGCCTCGTCTACGATCAGCGCCACCCGTCTATTATGAAACCCGATGAGGTTATGAATGGCCTCCTCTACTGGTCCGTCTTCCACGGCCAGGCCAAATATGCCGTTTTTCTTGTCTCCGATACGCCAGCGTATCAGATATTCAGAATAGACGGGGTCTCCCTTGTTCCCTGCCTCGGGCGGGATTTTCGAATGGAGATCCTGAACGTAGTACCAGATTCGGCGAGCCAAGGCCTGTTTGGTGGTTGAGGCCATGATGACGCTGGTATGCGTCGGGTCTTCCATCCAGTATTCCAGAGCGAGCAGGCTTGCCGCCATCGACTTGCCGCTGGCGGCAGGTCCGGTCCACGTGATCCAGTTGTAGTCGCACCAGCTCCTGACCATCCGGTCGATCCAGTCGTGCCAGAGTACGTCAGCCTCGCTCCATAATAGACGGATGGCGGCTTTGCGGTAATAGAACCGGCCGCGATAGAATTCCTTCAGTTTGGGATCGGGATCATGCAGACCGCAGTACAGCAATTTCTGGATCTCCGTCAATTGCTGCGGAAAAGCGTAGAACGGGAACGGCCAAGGTTCATGCGGGGATATCTGCTGGCTGCTCTGCATTTTCCAAATGCTTCTTGCGCTTGAGGTGGGTTCCGAAATGGCCGCTGTTCACTAAGTTGTGCTCCAGCATGAAGTAAGCAATTTTGCGACGGTCGTTTTTGTCTAATTCAGAACGCATCCTGATCATATCCAGCATGGTATCCAGATCGGGAGGTGGCGGCGGTTCGGTTAAAACCTCCACCAACGGTTTGCCTATTTGTTCTCTTGTTATTGCCGTACTCGAGATTTCATCTCGTTGGTGGGGTTCGGGACCGGCTACCTGGCCGCCCCCGAGAAATCTGTATATGGCGCCGAATTTGTCGGTGTGAAACAGCGCGGTATCCGGTCTAAGTATCTGGGAGAGTTCCCGGCGGCTTTTGATTTCCTCGTGCCGGTACTCATGCTGTATGAGGTTGGTAAAATGACACTGTTTGAGGATCGCTTCTGCTGCCCATACATCCCACGGAGTGTTTCTGGCTTCCATGAGCTTGGGCGCCAGTTTATAGGCTTTGTCGGGATAGACTGCGTTGCCAGTAATGTGGCGTGGAACCCGCGTACCGTTTTTGCTGATGGCCTCGACCAGAGCACCCATGAAAGGCTTGTTGGCTTCCTCGTATTCTTTGCGGATCAGGTCCAGCCAGTCGGGAACGACCGGGACGCAGTCCGGCTCACACCAGAAGAAGGGGCCTGTCAGCTTATTGTGATAGTAAAACCACTGTACCTGCTGAAAGACCGCGTTTGGTCCCATGGGCCAAGCTTCAATCTTGGAATTTTCGTCGAACCTGGTGACGGTTCGCCACGCTTCAGCTTCCTCGGGAACCTTGGTTCCTTTCGGGAGGAGCAGGATCAGATCATAATTTTTGAGTTTGCTGCCGCACAAGTGTGCCGTGTGCTTCAGCCACATCACGCCCAGCTCCTCCCCGGTATATGGACCTGGTTTCCCGTGTTCGACGAAAGTCTGGTACGGGCCGAATGACATGATTACCTGTCTCATGATTATTGCTTAGTAACGTTGACAGTGACTCCTTCCGGCGCACTGATCAGAATATTTACCACCAGTTCTTCCGGCACAGGAGACGGCGTCGGCATTCCCGCCCCGCTCCACTCGGTA